GTTTGGTCAGACGGGACAAACTTCTATGAAGTCCAAGCCCAAAACTTAACCGGCACACTTGCTATTGTCAACGGGGGTACTGGACAGACAACCCAACAAGCTGCTATCAATGCTTTGGTGGGAGCGCAGACAAACAACCGAGTACTTCGCTCAGACGGTACAAACTCCACACTGTCTCAAGTGGTTCTTACCACTGACGTTACAGGAACTTTACCTGTTGCCAATGGTGGTACAGGAGTTACAGCTTCTACGGGTTCAGGTAATGTTGTTTTGTCTACCAGCCCAACCTTGGTTACACCGACGCTGACCACACCAACACTTAACTTCCCAACGCTTAACAACTTTACGCTTGGAACTTACGGAAATATCAAAACACTGTTTGAGACAGCAACCATCACGGCCTCTGCTCCTTCCGCAACAACAAACTTTGACATAGCCACCCAAGCTGTTCAGTTCTACACCAGCAACGCTTCAACCAATTTTACTTTTAATGTTAGGGGTAGCGCCACCTCTACCGTGACGGCTGGTAGTTTTGTCGTTAATACTATTTACACAATTGCTTCAATTGGCACAACAGACTTCACCTTGATTGGCGCGGCTTCAAACACTATAGGTGTAATTTTCACTGCAACCGGCGTTGGCGCTGGGTCAGGTACAGCCACAACAGGCACACTAAACAGTATTTTGGCAGTCGGGCAGTCAGTCACTTGTTCATTGCTTGTGACAAATGGCGGTACGGCTTATTACCCATCGACAATACAGGTTGACGGTAGTACAGTTACACCTAAGTGGCAAACGGGTATTGCTCCAACAGCGGGTAACGCAAACAGTGTTGATGTATATACATTTGCTATTGTCAAGACGGCAAACTTAACATACACAGTCTTGGCCGCACAAGTGAAATTTGCTTAATCATGCCTATCCTATCTACTATCGGCGCAGCTAGTTCCCGTGCATATGGGTTAAGCGGAGTAAATTTGTTTGAATTTACAATTAGTTCCAACCAAACAAATGCGGATCTGCGCACATTGGCTTTAGCGGCTGGGTGGGAAGGCCAAGCGAGGCTAGTAATAACACTTGGGTCTGGTGTTTATATATCCTCTAACAGCACCGGCACTCCAGCACTAACCATCACAGGTTCTTTCCCCAACGGCGTTCAACTTATAAACAGTGGTTATATTGTAGGTATGGGGGGCGCTGGTGGAAATGGATCGACACAGACTGGCCCTGGTTTTGCTGGTAGTGCAGGAGGACTTGCTTTAAGCGTCTCGACTAGTGTGTCTATAAATAATATTGGCACTATTGGCGGTGGTGGTGGTGGTGGTGGCGGTGGCGGTGCAGTACAAGAAAATACTTACGGTTGGGGCGGTGGCGGTGGCGGAGGCGGTCAGACGGGGACTAGTAATTCTTCAGGCGGTGCTGCTGGCGATTCCTTTAGTCAAAGATCCAGATCGGCTGCCGCCGGATCAAGTGGCACAGCTTCCGCAGGCGGTGCAGGCGGTATTGGAGCTGCTGCACCAAACGCTGCCTTTCATGGCGGGGCCGGAGGAACCGGAGGTGCTTGGGGATCTGCTGGAGCAACTGGGGCAACGGGTAATAGGCCTAGCGGTGGCACCCCTATTTACCCCGGAGGCTCTGGCGGCGCGGCTGGCGGCGCTATTACGGGTAATTCCTATATTTCATGGATTGCATTTGGAACTCGTCTGGGTTCAATCTCTTGAACGGTGAAATGAAATTGACCCACTCAGCATCCTCTTTGCCGCCAATGCTTGCGTCACTGCCATCAAGGAAGGCTGCAAGCTGTATAAGCAAGCTAAGACTACCTTCATGGAAGTCAAAAGCACTGTTAACGAAGTCATTGGAATCGCAAAAGAGGTTAGGGGTTTCTGGTCAAAGCTGGGAGAAATGTTTGGTGCGGGTACTGCACCTGTCTCACAGGGAAAATCGCCCCAGCCTGTGGCGAAAAAGAAGGAAACCTACGTTGCCGTTGACGAAACCCAAGTTATGGCAGACATCGTTGTTCAGCTTTCCCAATTCTTTAAGCTGCAAGAACAGCTTGCCGACCACATAAGGGAAGAGGAAGAGAAAAGCAAAAACGTCTACAACCCAGACGCCAACTTAATGGAAGCCGCGCTGAAGCGCGTCATGGCGCAAGACCAAATGGCGTTGCTGGAGACTGAGATCAGAGAGGCGATGGTGTACGGTGCCCCCAAAGAGATGGGCGCGTTGTACAGCAAAGTGTTTGATATGCGAGATGTCATCAAGGTAGAGCAAGACAGAGCAAGGAAGAAACGGGATGATGAATCATGGCAACGCAAGGAGGAAGAACGTCTTTCAAACGAAAGGCAAGCATACCTACTAGTGACTATCCTATTCCTCCTATATATGTGGTTGCTCCTCGGCCTCTTGTACAGGATTGGGAGATAGTTGTGGGGTGGATTGCAGCTTGTGTTCTCGTAGTATTGTTGCTACCTCTTCTGGGAATGTTGTACATGGATGTATTGCAAACCAAAAAAGAAGCTCAGACGCAGATTGAAAAGATGGAAAAAGTGCGTAGACAAGTTGAACAACAGAAACGTAAGGAAGAAAAATGAGTGAAGAAAAAATTCAAGCAATGGAAACCAAAAGCGCTTTGGTTGAAAAAATTACATTTGCTTTGTTGCCTCTTTTGTTTTCGTGCGTGGTTTACCTTATGTCCGCGCTATCTAACTTGTCGCATGAAGTGACTATCCTGAACAGCAAAATCAGTTTGGTGGTGACCTCTGACAACAAGCAGGCCAGCAATACAGGCGCTGAATTGGCAAGAGAAAAGTTGCGCCAAGACTTGGAGAAAGAAATCCAACGTAACCGTGACCAGATTGCCGAGAACCGAATGCACATTGCCATTCTGGAAGAAAAAACTACAGTCAACAAACCCATCAAAACCTTGACAGGGAAGGATTAACATGATCCCAATAGTCGCATCCCTCCTCGGTAGCCTAGCCGAAAACGGCCTTGGGTTACTGTCTTCTGCCATCCAAGCCAAAGGCAAAGAGGTGGTTGAGAAAACGCTTGGCGTAAAGATTCCTGATAACCCGACACCTGAAGATGTCAGCAACCTGCGTCAGCTTCAGTACGAACACGAAGAGCGTTTACTTGAACTTGGCATTGAGAAGGCCAAGATGGAGTTGGAGGAGATGAAGGTGCTGGCGGCAGCGGCGCAAAACGAAGATGACAACGTAACAGACCGTTGGAAATCGGACATGAACAGCGATTCTTGGCTATCTAAGAACATCCGCCCCATGAGCTTAATTGCCATTTTCTTTGGTTACTTTCTGTTCGCCATGATGTCAGCCTACGGACTGAACGCCAATGAATCCTACGTCCAGTTGCTCGGGCAGTGGGGTATGCTAATAATGGGCGCTTACTTTGGCGGCAGAACCATTGAGAAACTAGCCGAAATGAAAGGCAGAAAATGAGCTTAAACACAGAACAGGCTGCATTCTTGCTGGACATGTGCAAGCTAATCCAATATGCTACAGACCAAGGGTTTGTGGTGACTGGCGGGGAACTTGCCCGTACACCCGAGCAGCAAGCAATTTACTTTAAGACGGGTCGATCCAAGACAATGAACTCCATCCATCTAAAACGGTGCGCCATAGACTTGAATTTTTTCAAGGATGGAAAGATCATTTGGGACAAAACAATCCTCGCGCCTTTGGGTGCGTATTGGGAGACCTTGCATCCTAAAAACCGTTGGGGCGGCAACTTTAAGTCCCTTGTTGATTGCCCTCATTTTGAGCGCAATGTAGGTTAACCATGCCCTTACAAAAACTCCTTTTCAAGCCCGGCATAAATAGAGAGAACACCTCTTATACCAATGAGGGCGGGTACTACGCTGCCAATAAAATTCGCTTCCGTTCTGGTCAACCAGAGAAAGTTGGCGGATGGGCAGCCGACACTGGTACAAACCTATCCGCGTTAAAGCCAACTACCGGCACTTTGTGGGGTGTTTGTCGGGCGCTGTGGAATTGGCTAAATCTGTCGGGCTACAACTTATTGGCCCTTGGCACAAATTTCAAATACTACATTCAAAGCGGCACAAACGG